CCATTAACAACGAACGCGCCTGCTGATCCCGTATTAACGCCCAGCGCAGTAACAACGCCGGTACCCGTTGTAATGCTGCTCGGCGCAGCGCCAGCGCCGCCACCGACAACCAACGCATTTGCAGCCAGCGCAGTTGACGAGGCAATCGTTCCGGCAGCGGTAAAGGCCAACACGCCGCCGCTTGTTCCGCTGGTTAATCCGGTGCCACCATTGGCAACAGGCAAAGTGCCTGTAACATCCGATGCAAGGTTAACCGAAAGCGTACCGCCCAGTGTCAGGTTGCCGGAACTTGTCACCGTGCCGGTAAGCGTAAGGCCGTTAACCGTACCTGTGCCGCTAACCGATGTAACTGTTCCCGTGCCGCCGGTTGCTGCAATCGTAATAGCGCCGGAACCGTTGGTAATGCTAATGCCACTACCAGCAGTAAGCGTCGCTTTTGTAAGCGTGTTACCAGTGGAGTTGCCAATTAACAACTGACCGTTGGTGTAAGACGTTTGACCCGTACCGCCATTGGCAACAGGCAAAGTGCCGGTAATTTGGCTTGTTAGGTCAACACCAGACAGTGTACCGCCTAGCGTCAAATTACCCGACGAGGTAACAGTGCCGGTCAGCGTAATGCCATTTACCGTGCCTGTGCCTCCAACAGAAGTGACCGTTCCAGTACCGCCAGCCGCAATCCACGACAGCGTGCCGGAGCCGTTGGTTGAAAGAACATTCCCATTCGAACCATCAGCGCTTGGGAGCGTATAAGTCGTGCTGCCAGCAGCCGCAGCCGGAGCAATACCAACGTAACCAGATGAAGAACCAGAAAGGCGAAGAGTGCCCTTAACATCAAGTTCGCTGCCGGGGGTAAGATAACCAGCGCCGATACCAACGTTGCCGTTGTTAAGAATAACCATGCGAGTGACAGATACGCCACCGGACGACTCTGCTACATCGTAAAGATTAAACTGCATCGGCAACGGCGTTCCCGTGCCTTCTGAGTTTGAATTTAATGATGCCGCAACATTTGTAAGGCGAATACTTGCGCTGCCAGCGTTGTTTGGATCAGATGAACTATTAGACAAACTCCAACTTGTAGTCGTGCTGGTTCCATTTGGAATTACACTAACTCGAGTATCAGCGTTTGTCGTATAACTCTGAAAAACAGTTCTGCCGGACCAAAGACCGTTAAATTTTCCAGTAATTTTTTGGCTTGTACTTGAAAATGTTAAGTTTCCAGAAGCCAAGTCAATTTTTTCAGACGGCGTGTTAGTGCTTACGCCAATTCGATCGGTTGACGCATCAACAAACAGCAAGTTTGCGTCAGTATCACCCTCAATGCGCGTATCCTTGTCTGCACCGGCTTCGTTAATAACTACAGCGCCATTCAGTGATGAATCGCCAGAAACATCAAACTTGGCCGACGGCGTATTAGTGCCAATACCAATACGATCCGTTGAGGCGCTGGCAAAGAAAAGATTTGCGTCTGAGTCGCCTTCAATACGGGTGTCGTTATTGCCGCCAGCCTCGTTAACAACCAGCGACCCGTTGATGGTCGTTGATGGCATCGCGCTTGCGATGTTTGAAAGCGTTAACTTGTAGTTAGCGCCTGATCTGGCAATGACATATTCGTCGCCTGATTGGGCTGGCGCGCCAGAACTTAATGCACTAATTTTAGTGTCGGCCATGACTTACTCCAATTCAATCTTGCTGCCGTCTTCGAGCAGCACAAATGAGCCGTCTTCAAGCAGCAAAAATCCGCCGCCACTTGGCGAAGGCGCAGCCTTCGGACGGCCAAGAGCAATAATTGATCCTAGCCCAATGGCTAGACCATTTCTTAACGCTACGCCAAAATAACGAGCCATTAGTTTTGGTTAATTGGTTTAGCGTAAACCGTTCCGCCAGAAGACACTTCAATAGCGCTTACACGCCACGGAGCGCCCGTGCCTTGCGGGACAATAAACGGAATTGGCGTATTAGCCGGAACCGGAGTGCTATTGCTTGTAGCAGTAACGTTTTCGCCAACCGCTACGTAAGCATCCGATGTACACCAAACGACAACGCCTTGCGGACCAGCGGGCCAAGTTGATGTTGAGCCAGCCGTACCAGTATAAGAAGCGGTCTTGGCTGGAAACAGACCGTCAGCAAGTGGATTAAGAAGTTCCATGTCGTTACCTCAAGCCAAGAATTTTAGGCGGTAAATCGTAGATAAGTACAAGCCAAAAATGGCGTCTAACAGGTTTTGCAGCGTTGTGTCGTCTTTACTGACGACTTTATACCGCATTTCCTCAAGTTCCTTAAGTTCCTTTTCCAAAAAGTCAAGCACGTTGTTTGACTTCTGGGCAGAGGCTAGGGCAATCGGGCCGATCAGCCCGTGCCGCCCCTGATAGGCTTCGGCAAAGTCGTCCGCGAGCGGAATAATGCCCTCGTAAAACTTCTGTAGCGCTTTGTGCTTGGCGTAGTTACGGGTATTTAGATGCGTGGAATGGGTCACATCCCGCGCTAGAAATAGCCGTCCGATAAAGACTTCGCAGGTCATTGCGGCGGTAACTCCATCGGCATTTGCGGGGGCATTTCCATCGGCATTTCAGCCTCTCTAGGGGCCGGGGCTACAAGGTCGTTGGCGGACAGCATCCCGCTAATCGTGCCCATTACGATGTCTTGAATCTGCTCTTCGGACATGCCCGCCTGAACCGCGCTGATACGCTTGGTCTCGGCGTCATACGCCTTAATCTGCGCTTCCTGCTCCTTGATACGCAGTTCCGTTGCTTCCATAGACTGCGAGACATTTCGGAGCATCTGGAACATCTGATCCATCTCAGCGCCCATCGCCTCAATCTGCTGATTAGCGGCTTGCAACGCTGGGTCTTCGTTAGGATCGGCAAGCAATTTTGGGTCAATGGTCTTAGAGAGACGCTTGGCAATTTCCTGCGCTCCCGGCCAGTCCATATTCTTGACAAACAGGTCGCCTGCCACGCCCCAAAGGTTCGGGTTGGCTTGCAAAATTTGCGACATTGCGTCCATCGCCTCTTGGCGCTTGGTCATGTAAGACGGGCCGGTCGTAACGGCTACGTCGTACTTACCCACGGACGGGTTGTAGATTTTTTCAATAACAACACCAGCCTGATCCATGATTTTACGGACAGGCTCTTGTTGCATCGGGTCGATACGCACCGTCGAGGTTTCCCCATCGATGCCGATGATGCGAGCGATACGCTGGGTATCGTAAATCTTCGGAATCAAGTCAACGAGTTGACGCGTAACGTAGCGGATAGCGCGGGCAAGGTTATCTACGTAATGATATGACCCCGTATCGCCCTGACGTTCACGCGCCAATATGGCCCGACCCGAGCGCTCGTTAGACGTGGCGCCAAGGCTAGAGTCATAGTAGCCCGTCGTAGACTTAATGTCGTCCGACGCGCCCATCTTAGCCTGAATAAGGCCCGTTTGTGCAAGGGGTGGGGCGGCACGTTGGGGCAACGGCAGCATGTTGCCAGCGCCGTCCGTAACGTCAGGATTGACCTCCAAATACGGCCAGTTTTGCGTGTTGGCGGTCTTCCACTGATGCTCGTATCCCTCAAACTGCCCACCGTAGCCGATAAACGGCGCTTTGGGGGCCAAGGCGAGCATTTCCGCCTCTTGGGATACCCAGTAGTTGTACATGCGCTGCGCGTCTTTAGCGTTACGCACGAGGCCGCTGATGTAGATACGGCCTTCCACTTCGTATTCGTTGCCGACCACGCGGACAACCGGAATCGACTTACCCGGCCACTCCTGCTCTTCCAGCACCTCGTAGCCGTTTGTCTTCATCCACTTAATCTTGCGGATGTCTACGTCACGGGTGCGAATTGGAGAAAGGCCCATCGCCTCCATTTGGTCGGCTTCAGGCGAGCCAGCGTAGGCGGTAGCACCGCCCGGATACAGGTTTAACTTGGCTTTTTCATAGTAAGCGTAGAAGTATTCCGCAATCCGTACTGAATCGTCGGTAATCCACTGCGCCAGATTCTCGTCACCAATACCACGGCTCTGGATCGACGAGATGGGTTCGGCGTCAGGAAAATGACGCTCAAACTCCTCACGGGGCATGTCCTCGGTTATGAAACACCATTCTGCATCGGCTCCGCACGGGTCTTGGATGTGCGGGTCCATATATACCGAGAACGAGTTACGAACGCGAGCAATACGGATATCTTGGTCAAACGAATCCGGGTCGCAATACTCGGTCAGGATGCGGATATAGCCTTCGCCGTACGTAACCTGATTCTCACAGGCGGTGTCGTAGGCAACGTCGGCATCCGAGATGTACTCGATGTGCCGGACGATACCGTCAAACACTTCGGCGACTTCAATGTCTGCCTTGTCATCGACCGGGATGACTTTGCCAGCAGGACGGTTCTGGCGTTGGTCGTTCGTGACCTGTCGAACGTGCTGGGGCAGTTTGTTGATGGTCAGGCAGGGACGAGCGTTGATTGTCTGACCCTGCACTGCGCCACGGGTGGCTAAGACCTCTTGCGGCCACTGCCAGCGGTTATCTGGAGAACCCGCCATAAAGCGCAGGTCGTCCAGTTCGCTATCGCGAGACTCGCTATAAGCCGTCAGGGACAACTGCATTCGGGTACGCGCTTGGGCGAGGATATCGCCCGTACTACGCGCACGGCGGCTCTCGGGCGTATTAGCCACCTGAGCCGCGCCCTTCATCCCTGTCGGGTCTTTAGCCATTACTTGCCCTTCTTACCGGCTTTACGCTTGACCGAATACGCGATGGCAACAGCCTGCTTAACAGGCTTGCCAGCCTTCACTTCAGCGCGAATGTTCTTGCGAAAAGCCCCCTTAGAGGCGGACTTTACAAGAGGCATTAACGCATACCCCGTTTCATCGGAGTCGGTCGGAAATCGACCGCAGTGCGGATCATGTCCTCGTTAACGCGCTTCGGCATACGCGGAGCAGGCATCCGGGGCTTCTGCATCCGGCTGTTTTGGATCATGTCACCGACTGTTGCGCCGGGGGACACGCCGATCGGACCGGGGTTTTTCTTTCCGTACATGCTTCTTAGCCTTTTTTGGAGGTTTTACGGGGTTTTCGGGCGGTAAGGGCTGACTTTCTGAAATTGGCAGCCGTTGGAGCGCCCTTAGAACCCGGTTTACGCATCTTTTCGCCCGATCCCGCAGCGATTCGAGCGCGTTTAGCATGAATGTTCGCATATAGTCCCTTTTTTGCAGCCATTTCAGCATTTCCATCGTTTTAAAGATGCTTTAGCGCGTTCGGCTGGCCCCTTGGCGTTGCGAACGACCCCTTTCATGCGGGCGCAAAACGACTTTTTACGTCCTGCGTCCGCTTTTGTCTTCGGACTGGGCGCCGGAGCCTTCAAATTAGACCCCGTTGCACGATTATATTTTGCACGACCTTTCGCGGTCAATCCCGCCCCTCTTGACACGGACTGCTTTTCTCCTCTACCAACTGAGAGGCTGACGGACTTTCTAGCCATTAGGCACCCATCCAAGTGTTGACCATGCCGCTATCGCGGCTAACAATAACGGTACGCGCTCGTTCGCGGTATTCGCGGTGCGCCACGGGATACGCAAACGTAACAGCAATAGCGTCGGCAGCGTCAGGCGACGCAAGACCGCGCGACTTCATGTCCTTTTTAGATTCCAGCAAGATAGCGCCAGAGGAATTGATCTTTTGCTTTGGACCTGTGAGGTCGGCTTTTAGTTGCCGGTCGTTCGGCAGCGCAGCGTCTTTTAGCCACGTTTTCATTTCGCCCCACAACTCTGCACGCTTGTTTTGCCACATAGCCGGGGTCTTGGACTTCCATCCGAAGTTAACGCCACGCACCACCTTATAGCGCTGCTCTTTCAAGCGATCAAGGATGCCGTAACCTAGTCCGCCTTCGTCAAGGACGACGAGTGTGGGTTGGTACTCTTCAATCGCGTCGATAACTCGGCCAACAATCTCCATCGTGTCTTCTCCTTTGAAGCGCTTAATGGCGATGATGTCACGGCCCTGTCGGACTGCGATAACCGTCGAGTCCGCTCCACTTCGCGCCGGATCGACTCCGATAACTCGTGGCGCTGTCTCGTCCTTATACCTGTTACGAGCCATGGCCTGATCCACAAGGCTAGGCGGTATAAATTGGTCGTTACCTTCTGACGGAAACTCTCCATAAACTTCCACCTTGGCTTGCGGTGAGTCGATGCCGTATTCGTCGATAATCTGCTGATACACCGACTTATCGGTTTCTTCAACGGTGCGAGCGTCAATGTTGCGGGTGTTCCAGAACGCACGCTTAGAGTGGAACGCCTCGAAGAAGTAGCCCTCGTTACGACGGGGGTTACTAAACGACATCCAGAAACGGTGCGGGGTGTTCTCCGTAAAAAAGCCTGCCGTCACCGACCAGATGGGGTCAGGGATACCGCTGGCTTCGTCGAAGATGACCATAACGCCGTCGAAGTTGTGGACACCGGCATACGAGTCGGGGTTCTCTTCGGACCACAAGCGACCCTCAACGGACCAGTAACGCGTACCTTTCTTGAGGTCACGTTCAACGAGTTCGGCGAGCCATTTAGCGGGCATCACGCGGGTGGCGCTAATCTCAAACCAATGCGAATTGATCAGGAGCGCTGCCCACTTAGTAATTTCTGCCCATGTAATCGAGCGTAACTGCGCTTCGGAGTTAGCCGACACAATGGTCGTTGAGCCTATGCGGGTACTCAGCATCCAAAGGATGAGCCACGACACGAGCGCAGACTTACCGATACCGCGACCGGAAGCCGTTGCCATACGCAGGACTTCGTAGGATGTTGCGGTCTTATTCTTCGCAGTGTGGGCGGCAATGTCGCGCAGGATTTCCCGCTGCCACTTACGCGGACCCTTGAAGTGTTCTAAAGGCGTGCCTTTCTGGCCCCAAGGAAAAGCGAGTAGCACGAAGGCCTCTGGGTCGTCCTTAATAACGGGCGACCAGAGTTTGCTCATCAGCAACTCTTCTTCTTCAGGGCTATAGATCGGCTGTTGCATTACTATTCTTCACCGCTCAATGGAGGCGCCATTGAAGACTGAATAAAACCTTTAAGGGAGCGGTTTTTAGGATTGTTTGCAATTCGCTTAAAGTTTTCAGTGTCTTTAGCGTATTGCTGGCTGGTTTCGTACTTGCTACGCCCTGTGCCAATCCAAGCACTTGCAAACGGAATGCCTAAACGTTTAGACACTTTAGACTTGTCGTAAATAGCGGCAATTAACCTGCCAGCCTCAGGGCCGTAATCAACAGAATAACGGTTATAAATAGCCACCGATTCTGGGTCATTAACGTTAAATTCGTTAGTGCCCAAGTTCTCTCGGCCTTCTTTTAACAACATAGCCGTCACTACTTCTGGCGACATGTTTTCTGCAACGCCCGGCACTTTGTTGCGAATAGCATCGCCAATAGCGGTCGAAAACAACCGGACTGATTCGGCGTTGTATTTAGACGGCAACGTTTCTAATTGCTGTTTACGGCGGTCGTAGCGGTATCCGCCAATAAAGACTGGGTTGTTGTAGTTAGCCAGTGATTCGGCGTACTTAAACTTTCTACCGCCAAGTCCACCAATAGCGCGAACATCTAGTTGCGGCTCTTTAATGTAAGGCGACTGAGCCAGAACATTAACGTCCGGTTTAGGTTTGTACCCAAAAAGTTGAGCCAATCTATTCAGCATTGACATGGGCAGTGTCCTCCGGTGCGTACTGTATCGCAGCGGGTTGCTCGTGCGCTAATTGATCCGGCGTAGCGTCATATACGCGGCCCGCCAAGACGCGAGATTCTGCCTCTTGCAGCGCGGCGACAATACTGATTTGAGATTTAATATCGACCTGAACTTGCTGCTTGGCAACCCATCCGTGAAGGTGGGTAAGCAGGGCGAGGGCTGCCTTGCTATCTCCCTCAAGCGCGGCAGAGCGCAATTGAGTCGCCGCCTCAACCTCAGAGTCCGCACGACCTTTCCCCTCGGCGACCGCAGCCGCGTTATCTAACTGGCAGAGTCTACGGTACTCGACGGGCAGCAACCCAGCCGCAAAGGCCAAGGCGTCACCCTTCAGCCCAAGTTTGGCAGCATCGTAAATTTTTTGCAGAACCTCCGGCGATGCCTTTAGTTCCCGAGGCGCAAAAGGAATGGACTTAAAGGATTCTGTTACGAGGTTCATACCGGAACTCTTTGCCAGAACAGGCGGGAACGTCAGACATCCATCCGTGGTGGGTGGCATGGGCACACCAGACCTTTTCAGCAACCCTAGTCACTTGAGCGGCCCAGAAGCAAGAGCGGCATACCAGAGACTTGGCAGCAAACTCTAACCACTCTGCCTCAGACATCTGTATCGGCATACCGAGACTGTAACAGAAGGTTTGGCAAGGAAGGAAGAGCAAGAGCAACGTGCAGGGTGATCCTGCCGGGAGGCCGCGATCTCCAACAACCGTGGAGCCTGTGTGCCGAGGCGGAAGCGTTTAGGGAGAAAACGTTTAGTGCCTTAGATGGTGCGGCTCTTGGACATCCAAATTATCCAAGTCATCAAAACCGCTTCAGTTACCTCTCGGTCGCTACCAGCGCATCTGGTCAGACGTTGCAACAAGAAGTTTAGCGGAGTTTAAAAAAATAAAAAAGTTTTTGTGGGGGTATTGTTAATGTCAAGGACCTTCCACAGGCCCTGTACCCCCCTTGTTGCTTACTCACAACAATTCTTGTGCGTGTACCAAAACTGCAACAGCCTTAAAAGTTTACGGCGAGAGTTAGCGAGAGAGGGTGCCAAAGTTTGGAAGTGCCTCGAATACCAACCGAGGATTTTTTAAAGGTGGTTGTTTTTCCCTAGGCAACATTCAGGGACGTTTTTTTTCTAACCATCACTTTTTTGTTTTTAGCCTAGACGCGAATGGTTATCGTTATGCGTAATAGAATCGTTTGCAATACGTTATGTTGCGTAGATGCAACGCGTTGCGTTTATGCAACATGGCTACGTTGTGGCGTAGATGCAACAGTTAGTGTTGCGTGGATGCAACACGATCAGGCGTCAGCAATCCGTAGTGACTACGGTAGGCTCTGTAGTCATTTCGACTACTAACGCTCAAACCCTATAAAAATAGGCATTTACGAGCAATGTTAGTAAGTCAGTAAGTATTTCTTCCCTATACTTTTACTGTACTAACTTTTTTTGCAACTTCACTACTCTCTGTCTTTTTTACTAACAGTTTCTATTTCTCCATGATTTTCAATAGTTTAGGTGTTAGTAATTTTCACCCTAACTTCTGAATAGTGCTACTACGCTTACTGACGCAACAGATACCTAGCGTTTTGTGTATGTAACTTGTGTTGACAGCATCGACACAACAAGGTGTAATGCAATCGTTGACAGACAAAACACACGGAGCAACTAGCAATGTTTAGCCATTCAGACTTTGAAGCCAACCCGAAAAAGTACGAGTTAGTAAAAACGGCTCGTGTCGCTTCCCATGTATTTACAGAGAACGGCTCTGACGATCTTGCAAAGGGTCAATTTGTCGCCGTTCGTCACATTCGCAATGCCTATAACGGCTTGCGTCATCGCATGGAGCCTGTTTACAGCATCACCGCAAGCGGCAAGGTGTGGGGTGTGATGTTCGCTTCTAATCTCTCTGACTTCGTTCTGTAAGGGGATAACTATGACTCACTTCCTTAACTCCATCGTCTTCGTAGGCTTCACCCTCGCTTGTGTTGCCTTTGTAATAGATTCCTTTACACTCGGAGCCGGTGGCATAACCGTTGCCGGTATCGCTGCCTTGATCGACTACGTTCGCAACTAACTCTCGGAAAATCACAAAATGAAGCCTTACGCACAATACAAACCAGACGGCAAACTGTGGTCAGCAGGTCGCACCATTTATGGCCTCTGCGCTGCTTATAACCATGCCACAAGCCCATCACGCTTGATGACGGACGAGCAGCACCAACGCTCTAACGTCTACGCTCGCGCCATCCGTAACCGTATTAGACGCATGGGCTACCGATACGGAGAGCATTACTCGGAATGGTCGAATGGTGCTCTCTATCCGTGTTCTGTTAAGTCTACCAATCCCTAGAGAGGTCGAAACGCCGTGAGGCGTCTAGCAGTTATGCTGCTACTGATGAGACCAACAAACTAGGAGATATGCACATGGGTTACACAATCAACGACACCGAATCCCGATACAACGGTTGGACTAACTACGCTACGTGGCGCGTCAATCTGGAGATCTTCGACGGGTTCGACCCCTCTGACTATTTCTCAGGCTTTGACGCTGACGATATCGACGCATTGGCTGACGGTCTGTCTGACTACGCCGATCAAGTGTTGTTCGAGTGCGCTACCGTCGAGGGGTTAGCCGCTGACTATGCCCGCGCCTTTTTGTCTGACGTTAACTGGCGAGAGATTGCCGAGCATATGTTGGACGCCATCAAGCAGGAGGCCGCATGAACGCTCACACTCCATACCCGTGGACGGTAGACGGAACAATTGCCGCCGAAAATTTAGATGTAATCGGTGAAGGTGGCCGCGTTGCCATGCTTGATTGCGACGATATCGACGCCGACACGTTAGAAGCCAATGCTCGATTGATCGCCGCCGCACCGGAACTCCTCGAAGCCCTGATCCTTTTGCTGAATGTAGAAAGCGCAGCCTTATGGGGGGCGCGTTTAACCGCCGCGAATAATGGTTTAGATGTTGCCTATCATTTTGATAAGGCTAGAGCCGCCATCGCCAAGGCTAGCGGGGAGGCCGCATGAGAGCCTTTGACGTGGTGCTATTTACCTGCATCCAAGAGGTCGTAACCGTTGAGGCACGCGACGAGGACGATGCCGCCGAGATCGCCTTGCACATCGTCCGAGCGGGCTACACGAAACACGACCAACTGGATTGGGACGTCGAAGAGGTAAATATAGGAGACCCTGCCGATGTCGCAGAATGACCAGATACGCGCCGCCCTGATTCTAGGGCGCTCGCTCACCCCGCTCGATGCCTTGCAGGACTATGGATGCTTCAGGCTTGCTGCCCGTATCGCAGACCTACGCCGTGAGGGCATGGACATTGAGTGCATTAACGAAACGAAGAACGGCAAGCGATACGCTCGCTATCAACTGCGGAGGCCGTATGCGTCTGCATAAACTCTGGCAACTAGGGTACTGGTACGCTCGCGGCCACGATTGGCGACACGTACCGCCCCCGAACTGGCGATCCAGCCGCGCACAACATCCGCTCTCCAATTACTGGTGACACTATGGAAAAGCCACACATACCAACCCTGCAAGAATTAGAGGCTCTATTTGCCGACGACGATACACCCCTCACCTACCGAGCACCCCCCGACCCTGCGCGGCTCCAAACGGCTGTGCGGGCGTTTATCAGCGCATGGGATGACGACTTGACGGTTAGGGAACTCGCGCCTTTTGTTGAGGAAGTGCGCCGCGCATTGGAGGGTAGGCCATGACCGAGTTTCATGAACGATGGGGGTTGCAGCCAACCTATCCACGGCTAACCCGTTGCACTCGCCGGTATTGGATCACTTATCTCGGGCGATGCGTAGATACTGCGAGGGCGACACTATGGCGGGATTCTTGATCGCCGTCGCCTTGACGGTACTTGCGTCGATATTGTTCGACGATTAACGGAGGGGGCTTCGCGCCCCCTCTCTTATTTCACGGCCTGAAGATCAGGCTTACCCTCGACCATCGCCCGGATGTCTGACTTGCTACGGTCGGCCAACTCGGGAGCCACCCAGAGGTGTTTCGGCGTCTGATATTCGCGGCTCATAACTCGCCCGATATCCTTCCAGCCACTCTCTCGCAGGGCGACGAATAACGTCTCACGGGACGGTTTATGGCCGTCCGTACCTGCGGCAATGCCAGACAGCACCTCCGACCACGGAGAGCCTATAACGCCTCTAGCGAAGACTCCGCGACGTTGCCGCACCATGTCAGCGATAAATGCCTCGCCGCCGCTCATGCCAAGATCGACCATCGCCAATTTCGCATCAGTCAACGGCGGCACGGCTCCGGGGTTGAACGCGCTAACGTCTCGCGCATCCAGGTAACCCGCCACAGCCTCAAACCCGCCCTTGCCGTACCAATCCCACAGCCTTGCGGCTTCGTCGTCCGGTAGGCGTGGCGCTTGCGACCAGATGACGAACCAGCGTCGATCATCAGCCGGAATCGTAATGGGCGCTCGATCATTACTGAACGCCAGCACGAAAATCCTATTCACCACATAGTACGGGTGCTGTTGCTTCTTATTGACCAGCAGCAACTCGGGCGGCGCAGCGATCACGGGCTTCAGGTTGTTTTCCATCGCTCGACGGTCATCGCCCTTGCGGTATCGAATCTCGTTTAGCACGATGACTTCGGACTCGTAGGTATAGCCCCACGAGCCAGCGACCTCTTCAGCCCTAGCCACGGCTATGTTCTTGAGCGAACCGCCGCCAATAGACCACAGGAAAGGCGCCCAGAGCGTGTCCTTACCACCACCCGGCAAACCCGTGTGCAGCACGGCATGGTTTATCTTGCGGCTCGGGTTCTGGCGCTTGTACGCCATCACGTTCAAAACGTGTTCGCGCTCAAAGTCGGCAGGGATCATCCGGTGCAGGTGGTTTAGCCACAGCGATACGTCCGCGCTCTGTGCGGCTGGCCGTGAGTCCTTCCACTTGTTGACGTAGCCCACCCCGGCTTTCTTCAGCAACTCGGTTTCACCCGGCGCATACGTCAGGGCGTTAGCGACGTAACTACCCATCGCAGCCCGGTTCTCATCGAAGAAGGTAGCCGCCTCAATGCGCCTAGCCTTGTTGTGTACGGAGTAGCACGGCGTGCCCCGAAACAGGGCGTTAAACGTCTGCCGGGAATAGTCCTGATGCGTCTTGACATCGAAAAACAGGTCGCCCTCGGCAACGTAAACAAATCGTTTAAACCAGTCAGCCGGTGCCAACTGCGATACATCACCATCCGCGAGACTTTCGTATTCATCCATTGCATAACCCCACTGTTCTGCTATTCTCACGGAGCATTGCGATTTTCTCCGTGTACTTCTCCTAGAGAGACTTCAGCCCCACCTCACCGTGGGGCTTTTTTTATGGACTGCCCATTCGTCGGTTAGCCGAGATGGTGCGCCATGTGTCGAGGACGATGCGCTCGGTTTCGCGCTTGTTCGCCATCTTGGCGTAGAGCGCGACAGCCGCACAATACCGTTCGTGCGACTCTTTCGTGGCGTGGTGGGTCGCGGCAATCGCTTGCCGCTCCGCCACCGTACCCTCGGCATGAGTAAAGACGGCCTCACGGGTCGCCTTCCAGCCATACTCGGCACGCTCCATCTCAGCCTTTGCCAGCGCGCACGGCTCGTCTGTATCGACGAGATACCGCAGCGCTTTCTCGGCTCTTTCTTCGCTAATCATTAGAAGCCCAACGGATCGTTGAGGTCAGCGTTTGCCCAATTCTCTTCGGTCAACCCTGCGGCTGGCGCGGCTTTCTTTGCCTGAACCTGCTTCGGGTTGAACTTCAGCGCAAGATACTTTTTGCCGCTCTTCGCAGTCTTTAAGCGTGCGTCAATCCAATATTCGGTGTCACCAATCAAGCCGCTGCCTTTGTAATCAGCGTCTTCGATGGTGTAAGTATCGCCCGTCGAACTTTTAACGGTGCGCGGCTCGCCCTTGTTTTCGTTTTTAAACACTGAACCCGTATTCGGGCGAACTTCATAAGTTTTGTTCACAGAGTCATCTCCTTCAATTTAGAAACCTTATCATCTAACTCAGCCAAAAACTCCTGCACCTCTTTCTCTAAAAGGGTGATGCAGTCTGTATCCCGTGGGATACGCACCACGAGCAGTTGTAATTCCTCGGGCATCCTCGGATCGTATGAGACCCAATCGCACCAGTCCGTACCCGTGCAGGCCATCTGCCATTGCATCTGATAAAAATACTTTTGCGGCGGCTCACGCTCAAAGAGGTACTCAATGTGCGTAGCCGTAGACGGACACTTAATCTCGACGCAGCCATTGACGCCCACCAATCCGTCAGGACTGGCTCCTGCCATTTCGATTGCAGGGTGGTTGATAAAGCCTACCTCGGTGACGAGTTCGCCTACTTTGGCGCTGTAAGCGTCTCGCGCTTTGGCTTCTTGCTCGACGCCCCATTCCATCGCGGCACTACTGAACCCTTCGGTCGGCTTGCCGGTTAAGCGTTCGCATACCAACTGCGCCATGTAGTTTGCGCGGGTAGCAGCATAGCCACTCTTCGTTCGTGCCACTACATCCGCCACCTTTGAGGCTGTCACCTTACCCAAACGGGCGGCGTGCCATTCTGTTGTTCGTTGCTCCATCACTTGTTTCTCTTCATAAATTCCAGCGCCTCACGGCTGAAATTAAAACCGGCGTATTCGTAAGTGTATGTGCTGCCATCGTCCCAAATGACAATGATGAAATCATTGCCTAGCACGTAACAGCCGCGAGCCTGAATCTCGCCGCCATCGCCACGAATAAAAGCGAAATGCTTTTCATCACAATTTGTTTTCGAGGTTGTAAAATATATCTGACCGTTAGCCCGATTGTTCACACTACCCAATAAATACGGCAAGTCATCTGCTGACGCCACGCCAATCATTAACGCGGCTACTGCTATCCACCTTTTCATCACTCTTCTCCTGTCTCCATGAGACGTTTAAGTTCTCGACACTCGCGCTCAAGGCGCTCCATCTTTTCTGTAGTTACAATAAGTCGGCTGGTTGCCTCGTCCCGTTGCTCCAATACGCGCCTCAACTTCTCGGCCAACGCTTGCGATAATTCTGACGAGTCAGGGATCGCCATTGTGTGACCGATGATTTCGTAGTCGGTCATTAGCGCGTAGTAAGGGGTCATTGCAGTTCACCTTGCTTCCACAGCAGGTAGTCGTACTGCTTGATGCCACGGTGCAGCGCAGAGGCCATGTGCATGGGCTTTAGCCCCCACTCCTGCGCTAGCGGCTTATAGTTGATGCGCTTCTTTCTGGCTTTGGCATCGGCTTTACGCTCACGCAGCACCTTGTACTGCTCGAACGTAATGCCGGGGTTATAGCGTGACGGTTTAGTATAGGTTTTCATGTCCGGGCACCTGATACCACGACAAAACAATCTTGGCCGCATCCCGATGATCTTTTATCAAGCGCAGGTCTTTGGCCTTGTTCTTCTCAAACACGCCGTTTGGATACGCACCAGCCTTACGCTCTTCGATCATCTGTTCCATCATCTCAACGGTATTGGTCAGCGACCAAGCCACGATGTATGACTCAACGTCACTTAGTATTTCTTTCACTAGCCTCTGCTCCTTTACGCTGAGGCCAACTTGCTTTTCTTCTCGCTGAACAGGCTTAGATGCACCTTTCGCTCGCTTGCGTTTAGGCTTTTCCATATTCCGTTTAACTCCTCGATAGTGGCTGCTAGTTGTACTGCCGCCTCAACAGCAGGATCGGTCGTGGCTGCGGCGACTTCATGCGTCTGTGAGTCGGCGTCGTTATCGCCCTCGGTCGGGATGCAGAACGCTTGGAAGGCGGCGTACTTGTAAGCCGCAGACATGGCCTTGTTACTGGCCTTGTCGCCCGAGTCCATCGCTTCGCCTACGGTGATGACCGTGTGCTTGCTACCGTCTTCGGCGGCCACAAAGTCAAACTCCACGGTCAGCGTGACGTAGAACAGCGCAGTGCCTTGGCGGTTCTGGCGCTCGATAACCTGTCGGTCGGTAACGCGGGGCAGGATGCACAAGCCGTGCTTTGACAGCAACGGCGAGAGCGCACCGTACACAGCGTCGATGCCACGGAAAGCGTAGCCCTGCGACTGGTTCTTGCTGTCTTTGCTAATGCCGATCTTGGATAGTTCGGCGGTGACAGCGGCAATCTTCTCGTAGACCTTCATGCTTGTTCTCCTCTTGCGCGGATAGCGTCGGCGCACTGTGAATTACCAAGAACCCATGCGACATGCGCGTCTGCCCTATTGCGCTCAACTAATTCGTCACACAGCCCAGCGCACGCTTCCCGCTCGACTGCGGCAACAAGGTGTGCGAACTTATAAATGGCCTCAGAAGTTTCGGCTTCAATTTGCTCAGTTACCGAATCGCCATCTATAAAGTCGATAAGGTAAAAGCCGACGCTCTGAGCCATACGTAAAATTTCTTCGCGGGTCATTGCGGATTCCTCAGTTTGGCGGATGCAGCGTCAATCGCAGCAATGCACTCGGCAAACGCTTGGTGCAGTTTAAAAGCGCCTTCGGCTTCGATGCGGTTGAGTTCGTTTAAGCCTTCGATGACGTTGAAGGCGGCGTGTTCGGCGCGGCAGTGCAACTCCATGAGTCGGTCACGTTCCTGCTCGGCCAAGATGCGGTAATCGTCTTCCATGTCTTTCTCCATCGGGGCCAATCCCCGAAGTGCAGTATACTCCCGTTGACGATCATGTCAACACCTGTTACTGTGCAACCTATGACACCGAAACAACTACTGAAGATTTATGGCTCCCAGAGCGAGATTGCTCGGGCGTTGGGCGTAACCCGGCAGGCTGTGCTGCGCTGGTTCAAGGAAGACAAGATTCCTGCGTTGCGCCTGTATCAAATTCAATGCGTGCTGAAGGTCAATGAATAATCCAGTTACGAATAGCACCGACATATCGTGGGCGTCACAGGCCAACGTGCGGTATTGGGAAAGCGTCAAGCACACGCCGTTTGGCAAACTGCGGTTAGCCGATGCGTATCTCGCTCGGATCGGCGTAGGCGACTGGTCGCAGCGTGCAGAGCGCACCTCGTGGCTCAAGAACTACGTGGGTGACATCCTGCGCTCGCTGGACGATGCGACTGAGGCATACGGCGACCCGCACGTTCGGGGCATGGTGCGGGAACTGTGGGGCGAACCCGGCGTGACGAAGTTGAAGGCTAGGTGCAAACCGGCATAATCGGCGTATGCGCTACGCTAAACGCCGAGACAACAACCACACCGAGATTGTAGAAGCCCTCCGTAAGGCCAACTTCGAGGTCATTGACTACGCCTCGGCAGGGCACGACATCCCTGACCTGTTGGCCGTCAAGCCAATGCACGACGGCATGGCGTGGATATGCTGGATAGAGGTCAAGGCCAAGGGTGGGCGGCTGTCAGAGGGGCAGAAACGCTTTCAGGGCTTCTTCCAGCCTAGGGGCGAGTGGTACGAAGCCCGTGACCCCGACGACACCGTATGCGCCCTACAGGCGCTTTACTTGCAGCGCCTTAAATAATTCATTTACAATACGGCCATGAAGAACTGGCGCGTATTGAACCAAAACCTGAATCTGTTTAACGAGGCCGAGGTCAAGGCGCTCTTGGACGAGGAGATTGCCGGTCAGCGGCGTTCCACGTTCCTCAAGCGCCTACACCAGCGGTACTGCACCCTGCGTGCAAACCGCGAACGGGCTGAGATATTCAGCGCCGCCGCAAGTATGTCAGGTAGTCAGCCCCTTCCTCCGGCTCCCACCACACCTTCACCAAGTCTGGATGGTCAGGCGGTAGCGCAGGGTTAATCGTCGTTAGGGCACAGGGCGACAGGCAGTTGTCCCTGAACCCGCGCTCCTTGGCGTAGCGATCGTAAATCTTATAGGACGCCACCTTACAGGCGTGCATCGTGATGCCGCTGATCGCATCCTTCAAGACGCTATACGCCGACTCGTGCTTGTGACCGGCCACGTATAAATGGTCGCGGGTTCCCATCAGCGCAGCCTTCATCGGCCCATGCGCCGGGTTCCAAATACTAGAGCCGCTGTGGTCGTGGCGGGCGTTAACCCGTACCTCTAGGCCGTTCGGGAATCGAAGCGCTAGGCGGGCTTCTGAGGACTTATAAAGGGCATCCTGCTGCTTGGCTATCCAACGCAGGGGATCGCCTGAGCCTGACCACAGGTCGTGGTTGCCGCCGATCATGTACAGCCAGTTGCAGCGGTTGATAAACCACTCGGCTATTTTCCAAGCCTGCGCTGCCGAGGTCGTCTGGTCGGCGTAGAGGCGGGCAAGGCGGCCACACCAGTTGTTCGTGGTGTCGCCTACGTTCGCTGCGAATAGCCCCTCGGTGCGGTTCACAAGGTCGGTGTGGCGCTCAATGGCTTCAATGTCGCAGCCGTCGTCGTCTACGTGCGGGTCACCAAAGTGCAGGATGCCGATAGCACCGTCCATCTTCACTTTGATAGGAATGAGTTTGCTGGCTTCTTCGTGTTCGCGCTTGTGCTGGAACTTACGCTTGCGCTGGGCAATCAGTTCCTCGATGGGAACGTCGTCGTCGGGCAGCGCGGTGAACTCGTAATCGCCCTTGTCTACGACTTGGCGTCCGGGCTGGTAGGTGGAGTCAGGGATAACGTACCCCTTGTCCTTCATCTTTTTTAGCCGCATCTGCAAAGTCCGCTCGTTCATTTTGAACTTTGCAGCGACTATTGCCCGTATGCCGTTTGCTTCCTGTAGCGACTTTAATATCTGATCATCGGATGCCTTGGACTGCATTGCTTACTCCATTGTTGTGAGCATCTGTTGCAGCAAGTGTCCAATCCGATCTACAAATTGCTCGTCTCGGCTTAGGTCATCGTGACCAGCGATGTCGAGCATCGCGTGAATCGCCTCATGCGCCCACACTTGCTGCCGGTTTGTGCCTTTACAAGAACTTACGATGTGTATCTCGTATTTGTCTGGAAGCCACATTCCAACACAATTTTTGCCGTGACGCCACTTGGAGGGCGGAATTACTTTGACATTGATGGTGTGACCGGCTAGTTGGAAGCGCTTAGGTATGCCGTCTTGTCGCATAGCGCCCGCTCCATTAAATGAGGCTAACTCAAAAACAATACCCGCTCGTCGTTACGACGTTTGACGAGGCCGGGTAACACCTTACCACCGGCTTTTGTCCACTTTTTGAATTCTTCGGCTGCCTCTTCAAAGTCGCCTCGATTGACCTTCATCCGCAAGCCAGAGCGCTGAAGGTTGCCTAGCCCCACGTTAAAGGCAAAAGATACAAGAGCATCAAAGACTCCCTGACGGCCAACAACAGCAGGGCAAAGTCGAACCACACCACGCTCAAACCGGCCAAGGTCTTGAGCAAGTATCCGGTCCACCTCGTCCATTGAGAGAGTTCGATCCCATCCTGCGGGTATCGGTAGGCTCTTGCGTTCCTCATACTTCACCGCAGCGTGAGCCGGGTCTATAACGTGGCCGACCCCGACCGTCCATAGCAGGGCCGGACACCGATAAGGGCGCGTCCTTACGCCCTCATGATGCTTGATCATTTGTATTGCAGCAGGACTGACCTTCACTTCTTGCCGAAAGCCTGCGTGCCAAACCAGAAGGCAATGATTGACGACAGTATTAGCATCTCGTCATCCGAAAACACTTCAGCCATTGCAGCGGCAAACGGCACACTCGTGTTGTAGGCATACCAGACGCCTGCGATGTTGATGGCGACTAGTTCCAGCACAAAGATGTAGGTCACAACCGGACGCACCGACGCACGCAGGTTGATCATCCACTGCGAGGCCCCCTTGCCGATTTCCATATCGTGCTGGTACAGGGCTTGGCGTTCCTCGCCTGCCGTCTGCGTCTGGATTTGCTCTAACTTAATTTCCTCAACCCGTGCCTGCGCGATAAACCCGCGTTCTGCGAGGGCTAGTTCGCGCTCCTTCTGCGCGGCGACAAGGGCTAACTCATGCTTCTTGTCTTGGCGGTCTTGGAAGATTTGCAGAATCTTGGGCAAACCGCCTGCAAGGAACGACAGGAATGTGCTAACCATCGTCATCATTTGGAAGCCCTCACTACGTCGTCGCCCTTGGTAACGGTGACATGATCGCCCTCAACGTCCACCCGCATCGGCTGCTCTTTGCGATCCAGCCGGTCTAGTTTGGTGATCAGTTCCTTAATTACCTCAAACTCGGGTTTATCTTCCTTCTCCACCGTGCCTGCAATGCTGGCAAGCATAGAGATAAGAGCGGTCAGCGAGGCACCAAGCAGCCCCATCACGGCAGCGATCTTGTCCGAATCTAGCGCAAGGCTAGACAGCACGCCGATCACCACAATGGCCGTGATGTATTTCAGCCCGTCCTTACCAATGGCTTTACCGGCTACGTCCTTGGCAGACGACTGCGCTTCAAGCCGTTGCAACTCGGCCTGTATTTGCACTTTTAGCAACTGGATGTCGGTAACGTCGTTCATTTTTAACCTTTAACTAAAGAACAGTATTGTTAATAGTGCTGCAAACAGTACGCTTACGCAGGCAATTACTTTTAAATTAGCGCGAGTCCGCACCCATGCCGCCCACATCACTTGTCAGCCTTTTCGTCCAACTTGTCCCAGATGCGGGTCAGGATTTGCTCAATACGCTCTAAGGCGGACTTGTAGTCATCGCGGCGCACGAACTGGTGCATCATCTCTTTGTGGTCACGCTGAAGGTTCTCTAGGCTCGTCGTAATCGAGCGCAGCGTCCATCCGGCAAATGCCGCAGCCACAGTCATTGCAATGTTAAAAGCCGCCTGATAGTCCACGTCACTTCTCCGAAAGCGCCTGCGTGGTGACAGCCCGCAGCACGAGGTTTGCCAAAGCGCCGACCATTAGTATCGCCGCAGCCACTTCCTGCCCCCACAGCACGGTCATGTGACCGCCTACGAGTTCAAGGCCGCCAAGGACGGCAAGCAGGACATTCCACCAAACGGTCTTAGACTTAAGTGCGCCTTGCAGCATGTAATCGCCTAAAACCCAAGTTGGTTGATGCGCTCTTGCTCCGCAAGGAAGTCCATTTCTTCTGGCGATTCGCCGCCAAGAAGGGCTGGCCCTGCTTGCAAGAATGTTTCAGGACGAAACGGCTGGGTCGGCACGCCGGAAGCAGCAAATGAGCGAAGTTGCTCCGCTCTGGCTAATGCAAGACGGTTAGCGGCTGCACGCGACGCATAACCCGTTCCGGCAAGAAGACCGGCACCGAGCAATCCGGCGCCCTTAAACGCGCCGGTATACCCAAGGCCGGGAGTAATTGACCGGAAACTGCCGCCGCGAATTTCGCTAAGTCGAGGAGGCGCGGCCAACACCCCAATACCTTCAAGCATGGAAATGTCAAAACGGCCTTTCCCGATTTTACGGATTAAGTCTTTTTCGGCTTCCGTAAATTGCCGCATAGCGCGGTCATTGTCGGCCAGTTTGGCGAACTTCTCTTTAATCTTGACGGCAGGTTCGCCTTTGCCGGTAGTGGCCTCACGAATCGTTCGCTCGATTAGTTTGCTGCGACTCATCCGAGTGTACAAATCACGAGCCTTAACTAACTCTCGTTGAACGGCCTCGGGCGCAACATCTTTGATGAAGTCATCAATATCTCTTACCAAGGCAGAGCCGATACGCGACTCATCCTTGCTAGTGCTTCCTGCTGCTCTGCCCGCCACTCGGCGCAGTACGTCCAACTGATTGATCGTAATGGGCTGACCAGTCTTGGCCTGCTCAACAAACGCATTAACCGCAACTTGCGCCTTGGGGTGCAAAACCGAGTTAAACCCAGATTTATTCAGAGTGTCTTCGATCTTGTAAGACAACTGAGCAATACGCTCAGGCCCCACATCGGCCTTTGCGGACTCAACGTTCGCATAAGCCCGCTCAGACGCTTTCTTCAGTTCTTTGGTTGTCGGGGCTTTTGCCGCCATAAACGGCCTGATCATGCCGCCAACAACAGGGGTGGCGGCGCCAATGACAGCGCCCTCTTCAATCGCTTCTGGATCGGCAACGGCAGCACTAACGGCGCCAGCGGTACCGCCGCCCGCAATTCTCGTAAGAAGCGGAATATCTCGCCCCAAGCCACCAGACTGAACGGCTCGGCCAAACTGATTCACAATCCGAGTCGCTTCTGGGGCCATCGCACGGATGCCGGGAATGGCAGTACCAGCGCGAATAGCACTGCCAAGCAGAGGGCCAGCGGCCATGCTGGCGGTAAACTGAGCGCCAGCACGCATGGCTTTCGCACGCTCTTCTGGCGTCATGCCAGTTTGGGCAACTTGCTCACGAAAGCCGGTTGCGCGATCTATTGCCAAAGACGGGCCTTCCTCTCTGCGAGGAGCAGGCTTGTTTCGCTTGCCGCCACGAGTGCGCGGACCTTTAGGGATTGCTTCTACATCAGACCCAGATGCGAGGAACGCATCCACGTCAAACTCGTCGTTGCTCGTTGCGGTATCCGCTAAGAACGCATCAACGTCAAAGTCATCCATTATCAGACTCCGAGTTTTTTGCGAACTTCAGCCGCACGCGGATGCTTCGGATTCTTTTTCAGCCAATCCATAGCCTTTTGACGTTCTGAGGCAGAAACGCCCGCAGCAGGTCTTTCAGCAGCAGGAGCCATGCGCTTGCCGGGTTTGTTGTCCTCAACAAACTGACGGATGCTCTTCAAAATAGCCCTGTTTGACTCGTAGTCATTAGCCGGATTCGTAACCGCATCCAACCATTGCTGGAGTTCAACGTTGCTGTTCAGTTCTTGCGCGGACATCCCAGTTGCGGCCTTGATGCCTTGCAACAAACGCAAACGAGCACTTTGTACTTGGTTACGCAACGATTGCGCTTTCGTGCCTGTTGCGCGACCGAGCATTTGCCCAAGATCACTAGTCTGAGCAGAGATTTTTAAATTCTCTTGTGCGCTTCGCTTCGTGCTAGGGATAGCGCCCATGCGGTTTAATTCGTCGTAGTTTGTCTCCATTTCCTCGATAACGGAAATGAAGGCATCACCACTCTTCTCGCCTTTTTCAACCGGGGCTTTACCCTTCGGGCCAATGACGCCGGGAGAACCGATGCCACCGCCGCGCCAACGCTTGACATCGACCAGCAAGATTTGGCTAGGGTCATTCGGGTCTTCAACTTCTTTAATTTCAGGGTTGTATTCAGAAGCCTTTTCTCTCGAAACGCCTTTCGTTAGGCGCGGGCCTGCTTCTTCCCCTGTCATCGGATTAACAAATGCAACGGTATCATTAAGGTCAACTTGCTCCAATTCCTTGGTCAGCAAGTCGGCAGTCATCAGACTATTGGATTTGTTCTCAGGGCTGTATTCAACCGGAATAATCGGGTCAAAATCGGGAAACTCTGTTACCAACTGTGAACGCCAAGAGTCCCAGCCGGGCTGGTCAGTTACCCTAGCCAAAGTGTCACGCGACGTTGCCAGAATGGCGTCAATCCCGCTTTGGCGCTCTTGTACGCCCTTGCCGATTGACTGCATACCTTTGCCGCGCTGCTCTTCAAGTTCGTACAGTTCTTTCTGAGCGCCGGGTACGGCATACGCAAAACCAGCGCGAGCCAGTTGATTGCCATACGCAAGCGGGTCAATCATGCCTTCCTTCATGGCGGCAGTCGCAGCCTGACGCCGGGCCTCATTCAATCGAGCCATCTCAGCAGCCTGCGCTTCAGCAGCAGCACGCTGGCGGCCCAACTGCATGGCCTCATACGCATCAATATATGCGCGCCCAGATGCAAGTTCGTTAGCCATGATTATTGGCCTCCGTATGGCGGTTCGTAATAACCATATTGCGGGCTACGCCACGGAATAGCAGAAGATCGAACAGGGCTGTAAGTTGTTTTTCTGCTTTGTATATCCACCGGCTGTAACTGATTGGTTCGATATTGCGTAAAACCACTTAAGGCGTCGCCCAAAGCGGTTTGATAAATATTGCCAACCTGTCCCGCCCGATTGGCTTGAGCGGCTCCAATATCGCCATACGCTTGAGCAGCGCCGCCCGCGTATGCACGTCCACCAACACCCGCCATTTGCGCGGCATTTTGCCCAAATTGACCAAGGTTCATCAGCGCGTTAGTTACCGTAGAGCGTTGGTCCATCAGACGGTTATAAGCATTCATAAACTCTTGCGAGGCAAGGTTTTGCCCAAACTCCGTGCCCGCCTTGATGGCTCCGCCACTCAAGTATCGGCCACGAGCGGATTGCATACGAGCAAGGGCCTTCTCGCCCTCAGACAATCGGAATCCATAACCGGGATCAATCAGCACGTCTTCCATCGTTGGCGTCTTGGTATACATGCCGCCGGGGCCGTACAACGCCGTCAACTGGTTCATGCTCATCTCGCCAGCGCCAAGATACGGCTTCTGGCGGGCAACATCTTCCTCGTACATCTGCTTGCGAAGCGCGATGTCTCGATCAGCCTGCTTTCGGACAGCCTGCTCTTGCTTATCGGCTGCACGCTTTTGAAGCACTCCCCCTACAACAGTGCCGATAATCTGAACCGGATTAGCCATTTGGGAATTCCTCGCGATACTTCGCAAAACTTTCGCCGTATAGTGCCATTACCGCACCTGCTTTTTCCATAGCAGACTCTCGGCCCTGACACAACAGCACCACTAAAAGAACCAAGTCATAGTACGTAGCACGCCAAACAAACGACTTTTCATCTGCTTGACCGCTACGCTCGGCGTCATCCGACGCCTTCCATTTCAGAATGGCCGTGCCCAGCGCGGGCAATAACTGCCCAGCGTGAGCCATAAAAAAACTGTTTGCAGGCATATTGACGAGCGCGCGCCATACGGTGTCATCCAACACCTTGCGATCTACGGCATCGCCATCGGCCACGTCGTCAAACGTCTGCGTGACATGCCACAAGTCAATTAGCCATGCAGCAGCGTCAGGCGGTATGTCTAGCACCTTAAAGTTTTCAATCAGCCAGTATTCGGCGTCGATCACGAGATTTCTCGGCCTGAACAGCGAATGTTGATGGCAGAGGCAGCGGACGCAATAGTCGAAATAGAGCCGCCAGAATCAATGGTGTGCCCGACCAATTCCGGGAACGTATACGTCTCGGAAGGCAACAAAGTCTTGCTCTTAACAATTAAGTTTGAATTGCTAGACGAACTGCCAACAGTAATTAAGTTTACAGAAATAGTGGCCGCACTAACACTGTAATTAGTGGCTGTAAACTTATCTATGATAGCCGTTACGTTGGACGCGGTGTATTGAGTCGTTTGCGCGTCAGCAGCCGTTCTGGCTGAAATTAAAACTTTAGATATGACTGCCATAAATACCTCAAGGCGCAGAATCGACTTCAACAGTAATAACGCAGAAATTCACTATTTCTTGAGTCGCTGCATTACGAATTTGAATGTACAACTCACGTTCAACAGCGTTATTAGTTGCCGACAACGTGAAATCTCTTGTGGTGCCAAGCGAGAGCCATGTTTGCGGTGTGGCTCCGCCAACAACGCCACCGCCAGGAATCCCGCCGGGACCGCCTCCTTGCGGAGACCACTGAGCATAAACCTCATAATCTGATGAGGTTCCGCTGGTAAGCCATTCACCCGTGATGTTGACCAATGTACCCGATACGTTAGTGGCGAGGGCTTGACCGTCAGATCGCAATCGGTAAGTCGCGGTTGCCGTGCCTCCAACGCCAGATAACGACAAATTGGCCGCGTACTGATCGCTTAACACGACGTTTGATGGATAGGTCCAATAGAAGCAAATGCGCCCACCGCCGCCATTTCCTCCGACTGCGCTGACTACGCCGCCAGAGCCGACTCCGGGGCCGCCACCGCCGCCGGGAGTTCCGCCCGCAACGGAATAACTGGAGCCACCCGTACCCCCGCCTCCGGCGACGTTGCCAGCGTCTCCGCCGACCAAGTTAGTTCCGGCAGTTGCAGCGGACGTTGCTGGAAATGGAATGCCGCCATCAAGAACGTTGACCCCAGCGGCTCCGGGCGCAGTTTCTCCTCCCCCGCCGCCGTACCCAGCCGTTAATTCAATGCCTCCGCCACCGGGCGGAAATTCAACAACAGAAGGGCCGCCATTAGAGCCATCAGCGATCGTAGTGCTTCCTGCGCCACCAGTGCCGACATTGTAGGAAATTTGCGAAGAACCGCCCGCAACCGAAAATGAACGCTTGGCATATCCTGCGCCACCGCCACCATACCCGGCGCTGCTGCCATTGACGCCACCTCCGCCACCGCCGCCCCACATTTCAACAGTGACGCCAGTGGAGCCTGTAGGGGCAGTGATTGTTCCGCTCTGGCCTGCCGCAAAGCATTGCCCACCCGGCGCGGATGATGCACTAGACAGCCACAGCAAAAAGTCTGCGCCTGACATTAACTAACTCCGGGGCCGTTAATAATCCAGTTAGTGCTGCCTACCTTCAACAGTACGGCCATAGCATTTTGCGCCAAAGTGCGAGTTCCAGTAGAAGTGCTATTCGCCAAGGTCAACGTGTCAGTGGTAATAGCCACTGAAAGCGACGTGGCATTTCCGTTTACAACCCCGATGATAGTGCCGATTGGAAACGCAGCAGCACTGTTTGCAGGAATGGTGAGCGTTATGCTCGTTCCATTCATGTAAATGTGCTTACCAGCATCGCACAACTTTAATTCATAACTGGCTGTTTGGCTGTTCTGCGGGCAATCTCGATAGCCAATAACATGATTGACGTTTGGAGTGCAGTTATCAGGAACTTTGGCTTGCCCAGTAAAGGTTGGGCTTGCGATTGGGGCAAACGTCGCATCTGTCTGCGCCTTGGTATACGCATCCGTGATGCCGTAACCAGCCAAGGTCGTCGGTGTATTGGTAATGTTTGACCAATTTATTCCGGTTACTGCCGGATCAATAATTGCCGGGATGTTGTCGTATGTGCCAATCAAAACGCCCGCAGAGGTGCGAACTATGAATTTGTAAGCGTATCCCTCTGTTAACCAAATCTCCGCAGGCGTGCGTCCAGCCGAGTTCAGCACGATGGGATTGCTGTTAGCCGTTCCGCCCGTGCTGCTTGTATAGGTTGCGCGAGGGGTCGTGGTACCAGCGTCATACGAATAAACAAGACCGCCCGAAAGCGGATCGCCGTTGTTGTCGAAAAACTGTGCGCCAGCGCCAGCAAAGGCCGAAAGATTAACGGTCATATATTCACCTGATTGACGGTAAGAATGACAGACGGAATGCCGGGATGCACCGCCGTTGCCGCCTCTGCAAGTAATTGAACCGATGTGTCATCTGCCGCCCACATCAACTCAAAGTAGTCGCCATTAGACATTTCAAAAAACAAATTTGCGGCACAAAAAATTTCGCCATTATTTCCTTGAATGCGTATTTGTGATGCGGTGTTTGAAACGTTTACGCCATTCAACCTAGCCCATACATACGCCAAGGCCGTGCCGCCTGATGTTTTATCAAACTGTATTGAAAAGGCAAAGTTATATACGCCGGGCCTATTAGCATAGATGCGCGACGTTGGAGTTCCTCGACGAACGCCTTTGGCAACTACGGTCGTGTTAAATGTAACTGGATATGGGGTGTTAATAGCAGCCGCGACTTGAGTCGTGGTGTCATAAAACGAACCATAATCTGCCGGAACAATTTGCTGCGGGGGCGGCAAAAGTTGCAGGGCTTGGATTTGAGATTGAATATCGCCTAACGCGGATTCTGTCTGTGCAAGCGCGTCCGGCTGAATCTCAAAGTCGTTCAGCGTAAACTGATTTGTTCCCGACCCAGTCAGCACAAACAAATTGTTGAAAAAACGAAACCACTCACGAGACACTAGTCCCGTGCGTTCGTCTATCAACGGCACGCGAGGAGCCGGTATGCGGGTAATGTTGCTAGGCATTGGTTCCCGATATGCTCAGTTCTGCGCCCATGATGGCGATTTTTACGGGGTCCGTGCCAGATACTTCGTACACGCGGTCGCGTAATTTAACCGTCATCCCTAGACGACGATAAAACACACGGAAAAAATACTGACCAATTTTGCCTATTGTTGCTTGATGGTAGTTAGACCATGTATGGCCTCCATCATCCGACCAGCGCAACATAATCTCGGGGTCGCTGCCTTGGCCGAGGTTTAAGCCAACGCCTGACTCCATATCAATCTGAAGCGCGTGATGAGCGGTGCGCTTAAGATTGTTCTCGCCAGTTGGCAGGGCACGCCATGATCGCAACCATTTTTGCACCGCACCGTTGTCTTTGTATTCATCTAGGCTAAACGTATAAACGTTGCCGTTCTCAAAGTCGCCCACAGTCGGTTTATCAAGGAAGTTCGTTTGGCAGTTGGAGCGGTGGCGCTTGAAGTCGCCGTTATCAAACCCAGCGCGTTCGTGCCACGAGTTTGTCGAAGCGTCATATACCCAAGTGGCATTAGCCGACGGAAAAATCAGCACATAGAACGTATGGCCGTCCTGCTGATAAGTATAAGCCAGCGCGTCCGTCGGATCGGAATAGCCCTGTATGGCGTATTCAATAGCATGGGTTGAAACGCGCACGCCTTGGTAGCCTTCCGCTCGATACACGATACCTGTACCACGAGCGTCTGAGCCAAGCCAAAAAACGCTGTTGTCCATCTTGGCAACAGAATATGGGGCAATACAACCAATTTCGTTGTACGCGCCTTGAATACGCGCTAGAGGAAAATCAATCTCTCCAGCGTTGTACCAAACCTCAACCGAGTTCTCGCCAAACAACCATACTTCTCGATGGTCAACAATAATTGCCACCACGTCATCAGGCGCACCTTCCGCGCTGGCAAAGTCCAGCGGGTCGATTGACAGGCCGTCTAAAAGGCTTGTAATCCAAATACGCTGGCTGTTGGGTTCATTAAAAACAAAGTACCCATCTAGATACCCAACCGTTACCGCACCCGGAAAGTCAGGGTCAGTGATCTGCCCAAACGCCAGTGTGTCAAAGTTGTAGATAAATCCGTCAGGATTGCAGGCAATAAATAATTGCGTGCCGTTATCGGCCATAGACACAGGGCCGGTTCCGGTGACATCACCAATCTTGGTAATTACTAACGAACTGGAAACCTTGTAAAACTCGTTGGCTGAAATGACATATAAGATGTCATTGTGTGTGTATAGCCCACGGATAGGGCCAGTGCCAACCGTAGTCAACAACTTTAAACCGGGACAACGCTGCAAGTACGCCGGTTCTTTTCCGCCTTCTGGGATAATTTCTGGATACAAATTGATCATTCGATTGGCAGCCGCGTTTGGGCTGCGAATCAAATATGCTGACCCCAGAATTGGCGTCTTCATTAGAAGTTGCCCGTAAAGATATTAAAGCGCGGACGGTTAACGAGCAGCGCCGCTGGCATCGCCATCACGTCATCCGGGTTGTTGATGCGCTTCAAGTCGCGCTTGCTGTACATAGCAATACGCTGAACCTGCGGGGATGGTTCGACACCAAACTCGGCTGCAAGTTCACAGGCCAAGTTGAATCGAAATGCTCGAAGGTACCCCGGCGGAAACGCTAAATCAGTAGCCAATGTGGCAGGCGTTGTTAGCGGTCGCACGGATACAAAATGGAACTCCAGCACCTTGGTTGGCACCGGATAGATATAAATCTCAACGTCCGGGTAGGTCATGTTGACCCACATAAACTGCGGATACGTAGAGGTTACGGTCTTGACGGCAATATTGTTGTATTGCTCGTTGTTAATCAGTTTGATGCCATACGACACGTTGGTCGAGGCGTCACGGAAATAGGTGGCGTCGTCCATCAGGATAGGACGCTCGGCTACAAACGTGCCGGTCGGTCCCATCGTAATCGTGCGGACGTTGGGTTGCCAGTTGTAGACTTGATCTTGGGTTGAAAAGACCGATAGACGCTCGGTACTCCAAGAGTCAAGCATCTGGTTAAGTGCGGTGAGGGCGTCCTGCGACGTGGCTGCGGAGGGAACTTCACCCTCGGCCAACTGCCCGATCAGCCGCAACGCGCCGTTGATTTGATCGGCAGCAGTTGTAGCCATGATTTACTCCTTACGGCGGCGACGCGTTCTCAACGCATTATGCTGAGAATCCCCCGACGCCGCCACATCTGACGACGCCGAGGGTTCAGACTCATCAGGATCAGAGGGGTCAAACT